GAAGTTCTTAAAGTTCAAAACATGATTAAAAAGACTTCTAAGAGCAAAGCTGAAGACTCCCAAACAGAACTCCTTCGTGGTGTAATTAAAATTGCTGTAGTAGGCGCTGAAGATCTAAGTAATGAAGAATTTAGCACTTTTCCTATTGCCGCATTAAACGAATTATCAGAAAATATTCTTGAATTCTCTGGATTATCTGGTGGAACTTCTCAGGGAAACTAACTCAAGAGGATGAAACTCTTTTTGAAATTGCATATCATTTAAAAATGCCTGTGTATATTTTAAAAGAAGAAATGCCTTATAATGAACTCCTTAGATGGATAGAATTTTTTCATAAAAGACCAATCGGTTGGCAAGAAGACCAACGCACATATTTACTTTTAAAAGCACAAGGTGTTAAAGAATCCGGAGAAAATTTATTTCCTTCTTTAAAAGCTATAAAAGAAAATACAAACAAAAAGCTATTACAAGAACCTGATAGAGCAGTGCCTAAAGGCGAATTTCTTAAGAAAATGCTAGCTGCTAGAGATGGTGATAATTTAAACTGGAGACAAAAATAATGTCTATCAAAGTAAATATTGATGTAGCTGATTTTCAAAAAGAAATGAAAAGAATTGAACAAGAAGTTTCAAGCCTTGCTACTGCAGATATACATGAAAAAATAGATTATGCTACTGAACAACTTAAAATAGTTACTCCTGTTGATACTGGTAAAGCTAGACAAGGTTGGGAAAATGAAAAAACTATGTCAGGACCAACTTTAGATACTGGTTTGCTTATTAAAGAAGCACTAGGAATTGGTAATAAAAAAACACTAGTAGCACTTGCTTTAGGATTAAATCCTAATGCAAAGCAAGAAGGAAGAATATTTAATAATGTAGACTATATTAGTGTACTAAATAATGGCCATAGTAAACAAGCACCAAAATATTTTATTGAACAAGTGCTAGTTAAAATTGGCATACCAACCCCTGATTAAGAATACTTTGCCCTCTGATGGCTCTCTAATATAAGAGAATCGTTAGGGGGCAATTTTATTAAGGAGGTCCATATGAGTGGAGTAGAAATTAGAGTACGTAGTAATAGTACTCAAGCTAGACAAGATCTAGGTAAGTTACAAAAATCAGTTGGTAATATTGAGCAGTCTACTAAAAGATTACAAAGTGCTTTTAATAAAATAGCTATTGGAGGTGCAGCTTTTTTAAGCCTTGCATCTTTTACAAAAGGTATTACAAGAGCATCTGACTCTATTACTAACATGGAGAATAAAATTGCTCTTGTTACTGGCAGAGGTAGAGAATTAAACTCTACTATGCAATCTTTAGCAAGAGTATCATCTCAAACACGAGTTTCTTTTAGCACTACAGCAGAAACTTTTAATAGATTTGGGTTAGCCTTACAAGGCAGTGGAACTAGCGCAAAAGAGCTTTTAAATGTTACTAGAACAATTAACCAAGCTGTTACTATTTCTGGTGCTTCCTCTGAATCTGCTAGAGCAGCTATTGTTCAATTTGGCCAAGGTTTAGCGTCAGGGCAGCTCAGAGGGCAAGAACTTAACTCTGTTTTAGAACAAACACCTCGAATTGCTAGAGCTATTGCTGATGGTATTGGTATTCCTTTTGGTCAGCTTAGAGATGCAGCTGCAGAAGGCAAGTTAACAACTGAGGCTGTATTAAAAGCCATTCAAAAAGCTGCTCCAGAAATTGCTCAAGAATTTACTTTAATTGAGAAAACAGTAGACTCAGTAAGTAACGCTTTAAGGTTTCAATTATTAGGGGCGTTAAATGTAATTGCAAGAAGTACCGGATGGTCTAATGCAGTTATTACAGGAATTGAAAATCTTACTAAAGGCTTAAAGTATTTTACAGACAATGCTGAAATAACTTTTATGTTATATAAGCTAAGAGCAGCAGTATTTATTAGTGATATTAAAAAAACATTTGAGCCATTAACAAATATTTTTACTGTAGAATTTGACCCTGCTGCTGCAGCAGAAAATCTTAAGAGTAATTTTAATAAATTTTTAAATCAAGCTAAAAACATAATAACTTTTGAAGGCTTTTACGATGAAAATACAAAACAATTTGATTTTTCTGCTTTCTTTGGGCAATTTACTTTACCTCCTAAATTTGAAGAAAATTTTAATAAAGTAAGTACAACACTTAGTAATTTTGTAAAAAATATTAAAGAGTTATATTCAGCGTTATTCGATAAAAAACCAACACAATCTCAGTCTTTACTTGTTCCAATTTCTATTAATACTAAGGAAATTGAAAATGAAGAAGGAATATTAGACAAATTTTTAAATAATTTAACTAAATTTAGCGGAAGTGTTATAGGTTTAATTTTAAGCTTAAAAGACTCAGTTACTCCTTTATTTGAAAGTATTGGAGAAGCGGTAACTAACGTTTCTAGTTCTATTGCTGCTACTGTAGAAGGATTAGGTGGTTATGAACCTATCTTGAAAAGATCAACAACAGCTTTTAAAAGTTATTATGATGAAATAACAAAAATTCTTGATTTAGATACAAAAGCAGCGTCTTCAAAAGAGTTTATTAAAGGATTAATACCGGAAGCTAATACAGATCTTTCTCGACAAATAAATGATCAAATTAAAAAAATAGAAGAATCTGTTTTTGGAAAAGAAGTATTTATAGAAGCAGGAGTTAGCGTAAAAACTCCAGGTATTTTACAAAATAGTTTTGACTTTTTAGACGAAAACAAAGGGTTGCTTGCAGCTGCTGCTACTGGCGTAGGTCTTGCAGTAGTATTTCCAGAAACTACTGCTGCAGCTTTACAACTTGCTGCGATCGGTGCAGGTCTTGCTATGGTTAGCGTTATACAAAACGCATTTAGTAAAGGCTTCCCTATTCTTTTAACTTTCGCAGGATATAAATTATTTGTTGAAGACGTAGGAGAAGATCAAGCTGCACAACAAAGAATTGCAGAATTTGTCAAAGGTATTACAGAAGGTTTAAAAAATGCTTTAATAACTGCAGATAAATCAGGTAGTTCAAAAATAGTTAACGATATTGGCGCATTTCTTACTTCTATTGGTAAGGGTATTATTGCGGGTATATTTGATGGTACAGAATTTAATAATAATTTTATTAATGCTTTTGTAGGTGCTTTAACGTTAGGTGCTGTTGGATTTATTCTTTCAGGGCGTGGCTTGGGCGCTATGGCAGGAATTGGATTACATTTATTAAGTAGTATGTTTACTAAAAATTCAGTAGCCTCTGCATTACTTGAAGGTTTAACTTTAGGTGTTATTTCATCAGACAGTTCAAAAATAGCCGAGCAAGGTAAAAAGTTTGGTAAAATATTTTTAAGAGGACTTGGTGCTGCTTTTACTTTAGACTTCATATTTTCAGGCGCTGATGATTTTATAAAAGAAGGTCAAATAAAACTTGGGCTAGATGAAACAGAAGCGGATAGTATTCTTTCACAAATTATTAGAAAAACTTCAATAGGTTTTGCAAAAGGTGCTGGTATTGCTTTTACTTCTGGAATTAAAAATCCTTATGCAGTAATTGGAGCAGGTATTGCTGGTTCTATTTATGAATTATTTACTAGTTCTGAAATAAGATCGGCTTTCCAAGACTTAGGAAAAGAAATTTATGCAGGATTTCGTGGTGCTATCTTTGGTGAAGATTATACTGGAGGAGATCCAAAAGAAGTAGCTGATTCAGTTAAAGCTCAAGAAGGTACAAAGAATACTATTCAATTAAAACAAGGTGAGCTTGGAGCTGCAGAAAAACAATTAGCTCGCTATCAAAATTTGTTTGAAACTGCAGAACAAAGATTACAGCGTCTTGTAGATATTGAAAGCGAATTAAAACAAAATCCTATTGGAAACGAAGGCTTACTTGCTGCAAATAAGATACAACAAGAAAGAGTTAGAGCCGATATACTTCGTAACGGCATGTTGGTTTCAAATACAGCAGCAGATATTAAACGTTTAAGTGATGCAATAGCAACTTTGCAAAGCACTATTAAACCAGAAAATCTTGATATTTCTTTACCTCCTATGATAAATAAAAACGATCCTAACTATGGATATTATTTAGAAGGTCAAAACTTTAAAGCAGCAGGGGGTATGATTACAGGAGCAGGTGGTCCTAAAGATGACAAAATACCTCATATGTTGTCTAATGGGGAGTATGTAATACAAGCTTCTGCAGTTAAAAAGTTTGGCCCTAGTTTTATGGATGCTTTAAACAAAGGCCAAGTACCTCAGTTTAAAAATAAAGGTGGTCTTGCAGGAGAGGCAATTTTTGGAGGATTAAGTGCTTCATCTTTGAGTTTAATTCAATTTATGAGTGGAGAAGAAGCAGCTAAACTTAAAGCAATAGCAGGTGTTAATTTTACTGGTAAAGATTATTTTGAAAAAGTTATGGGAGACAAAGATAGTGATGTTCTTAATTATTTAAATGAACATGCTCCTGATTTAAGTCCTGCTCTTTCTATTAATGTTAAAAATGAAGATTCTTTAAAAGAATTAATAGCGTTAGTTAATAAAGAAACAGGAACAAATCCAAGTAATATTAATGCAATTCAAGAACATTTAATTCGCAGAGGCACACTTAAAAGCACTAAAGATGCATACAATAGCCCTGACGGATTTTACAAAGGATTATCAGTTCTTGCTAATCAATTAGGAATAGAGTTTCCACAATATGACAATTTAAGAACAATTCCTAAAGCATTAATGACCACTGCAAATCTTGCTAGTGCTGCAATTGGAGGAGGAGGCAGATGGAAATCTGATCAATACCGTCCACTTGTTAGAGGTTGGGAAAAAGGACTTTACGGACCTAAAGGTGATGATATTACTGGCTTTGGCCCAGAACTTAGAAAAGCCTTTTTTAATGGTTTACCATTAGCGCCAGAAGGTGCAGCGTATGGTGCTTCATTTGGAGCGCTTAAAGGTTTAAGTTCAACTATATTAGGAACTTTTAAAGGAATTGGAAATATAGTATTAGGAACAATTAATCGTGATCCAAAAAGATTGTTATCTGGAGCACTTGGCTTTGGTTCAAGTGTTGTTAGAACTGGTTTAGGTTTATCTAGTATACCTGTACAAGCGGCTCTTTATGGATTACTTGGCGGTACAATGTATACTGCTATGGGTGGTTTAGACTATTTACTTTCTGGTAATAGAACCTACATGGGGAATGCTAGAGACTTAAATATGTTTAAGAAAAAGGCTACTCGTGATGATCGTGATCATCCTATGATAGCCCCTTCTAATTACTCAACTATGAGAAGCGGTTTAGATTTTACTGATTTTGATTCGTTTAAAAATAAATTTAGTAAAATAGATTTATCTTTTTTAAATAAAGAACAAAAACGTCAAGCAGCAATAGATGTGTCTGGTTATGATTTAAATTATCTATTAAGACATTATAATTTAGTTAGAGAGTCATTCCAAAGACCTTCTGGCCGAGAAAAAGTAGGTCTTAACTCTACAAGTATAGACAATACTTGGCAAGGAAAGGTTATTCCAAATTATTATGAAACTCTTGATCATCCTTTTTTAGACATACAAACAAAAGAACCTAAGTTAACAGATAGTCTTGATGAGTTTTTACAAGCGTATAATGTTGGGTTGCATGAGTATGGACATGTTA